CATCGACGCCCGGAGCAATTCGGAACTGCCGGTGATCGTGACCACCAATTTGACGCTGGAGGAGATGGAGCACCCCACCACCATGCAGTACGCCCGAATCTATGACCGGGTTCTGGCAATGTGCCCCATCCGCCTCAAGCTGGCTGGGGAGAGCCGGAGAAAGGCCAATGCATCCGAGCGTGAACAGCTGGCAAGGAAGATTCTCCTCAACTGAGAACACAAGGAGTCCAAAATGCTGATATTGACATTTCAAGTGAACTGTGCCGCCTGGCACATTCCGGGCATCAAGGAGGCCATCGCCATGGATTTGGAGAAATACGGGGACGTAACCGTGCTCCAGGTAGAAACCCAGGAGCCGGAACAGCTGAGCTTCAACAACCCTCCCCCCGCCGGACCGCCCCGCCCCCGTCCGGGCCGTCCCCCGCCCGCCCCAGCCGTCCCAGGCCCCGGCCCCTGGCCAGCTGCTACACCTGCGCCCACTACCGCCCCGGCCAGGGCCGGGACCCCCGGGGCACCCCCTTCTGGGGCACGTGCGCCCACAGCGGCGGGCTGGTGTACCGCCTGATCGACCAGTGCGGGGCCTGGCGGGTGATGCGCTGATGGGGCGGCGGAGGAAGGACCGGGACCGCCCGGTGGTGGGGCCGTCCTGCGCGGACTGCCGGTATGTGGGCTATCTCTGCTCCCAGTCGGCCAGCAAGGAGCAGCCGGAATTTTGCGGCTACCTCCTGGCCACGGGACGCCGCCGCCCCTGCCCTGCGGGGCCGGGGTGCACAGTACGGGAAGCCGCGGGGCGCAGGCCCCGCCGGACGGACAATCAGACAGAGGGAGGGCCGGAATGAAGCGGGTCAAGACATACACCGACGCCGGGGTGGTCCGGGAGGTCAAGATATTCAACGTGGCGGGCCGGACGGAGGTGAAAGCCGCCCGTCCCCCCCGCCCCCGGTTCAGGGACGAGGCCGAGCGGGCCGCCCACCGGCTGGCCATCGCCCGGCGGCGGCACCAGGGCCGGGTGAACGCCAACTTCACCCCGGCCTCCCTGTACGGCACCCTTACCTGCGGCAGCGAGTACGAGCTGCACACCTTTGCCGATGGGCGGCGGGTGATGGATAACTTTGTCCGGCGGCTTCGCGGCCGTTACAGGGACGCGAAGATCATGATGTACATGGGCCGGGGCAGGACCACCCACCGCATCCACTTTCATATTCTGTGCGACGGCGTGCCGGAGGCGGAGCTGCGCAGGCTGTGGACCTTCGGGGAGGTGGTGCGCATCGACCACCTGCGGGAGCACAATTATTATAATGGTATCGACCACGGCCCGGATTACACCGGGCTTGCCAATTACCTCTTTGACCACTGGACGCCGGAGCAGGGCGGCAGGCGGTGGAAGGGCACCCGGAATCTGGACAAGCCCAAGCCGGGCCGCCCCATGGAGGTGAAGCGGGAGTATTCCGAGACCCGCCCGCCCCGGACGCCCAAGGGCTACCTGCTGGTGGAGTGCCAAAAGACAAAATATGGATATTTCTACTTCAAGTTCGTGCGCAAGCCCGCCCCCCGGGGCAGGGCACGGCGGCAGCCCTGACCGGGCGGGAGGTGGAAACGGCCCCGGCCCAGCCGGTTTTTATGGCCTTGTAGATGTGTAACGTTTTTGGACGAAGGGAGGAAGCGGCGATGGACCAGCAGGCAGGCAGAGCGAAAAACCCATACCCCTACCGGAGCATTCCCTGGGCCCTGATGGAGGAGGACTGGTCCGACCTGACGGTGAGCCAGATCGCGGAGGTGTTCGGGGAGGAGGTGGAGCCCAGCTCCATCCGCAGGTACATGGCCTCCATCCGGCGGAGGACGGGGTACGTGGTGCCCTTCCAGCGGTGCAGGGCAGGCCGGAAGCGGGAGCGGTAGCACCCGTGCCGGAGGTGCCTTTATTTCCCGCGAAAAATGGTTTACAGTGGACCGGGGCGGCGGGAGGGCGCGCCTGCCTCTCCGCCCCGTTTTGTCCTGCCCCCGGGCGGGGGATGTGCCGCCCCACCCAAAATCACAGGCGCGTGGGAATTTTCCGGCAGCCGCACCCCAGGTTTTTTGACACGGCAACGCGCCCGCGGGGGCGCGTACCGAATCGCGGGCAGAAAGGAGACCCGCAATGGGAAAGCCAAAAAAATATACCGCCCGGACGCTGGCCCGGGCGGTGGACGCCTACTTCGACAGCATCACCCGGGAGGTGGAGGTGACTGAGCAGGTGGACACCGGCAGGCGGGACCGGCAGGGCCACCGGGTATTTGAGAGCAGGCCCGTCACCAACAAGCTGGGCCAGACGGTGCGGGTGACGGAATACCTGGTGCCGCCGTCCGTGCGGGAGCTTTGCTGCTCCCTGGGCATCACGCGGGCCACCTGGTCCAACTACGCCGACCCGGACAAGCACCCGGAGCTGGCGGGCACCGTGCGGGAGGCCTGCGAGCGCATGAAGGCGTGGAACGAGCGGGAGCTGGTCACCCGGCCCGGAAAGGACGTGCGGGGGATCATCTTCAACCTCCAGGCCAACTATGGCTATGGCCCCCGGGCGGAACCTGCCCCCGCCCCCCAGGAGGACGACCCCATCACCCGGAGCCTGAAGGAGGCGGCCCATGCTCTCAGAAAAACAGATGGAAATCCTCCGCTGGCCCTACACGGGCAGGACCGCCCTGATCTGTGACGGGGCGGTGCGCTCCGGCAAAACCTCCATCATGTCCCTGTCCTTCCTGCTGTGGGCCATGGGGCGGTTCGACCGGGCCTGCTTCGCCCTGTGCGGCAAGACCGTGGGCAGCGCGGAGCGGAACATCATCCAGCCCCTCCAGTCCGTGGCCTACCTGCCCCAGAACGGCTTTGCCCTGGACTATACCCGCTCCGGCCATGTGCTCACCGTCTCCCGGGGGCGGCGGAGCAACCGCTTTTACGTGTTCGGAGGCCGGGACGAATCGTCCTATATGCTCATACAGGGCGTGACGCTGGCGGGGGTGCTGCTGGACGAGGTGGCGTTGATGCCCCGCTCCTTCGTGGAGCAGGCCCTGGCCCGGTGCTCGGCGGAGGGGGCCAAGCTGTGGTTTAACTGCAACCCGGACGTGCCGGAGCACTGGTTCCGCCCGGTGCAGCGCGGACGGCTCCAAGCTGTGGTTCAACTGCAACCCGGACGTGCCGGAGCACTGGTTCCGCCGGGAGTGGCTGCTGAAGCTGGAGCAGAAGGACGCCACCCACCTGCACTTCAGCCTGGACGACAACCCCAGCCTGTCCGGGGAAACCAAGGCCCGGTACCGGAGTATGTACGCCGGGGTGTTCAAGCGGCGGTACATCGACGGGGAGTGGACGGCGGGAGACGGGCTGATCTACGATATGTTTGACCCAGAGGCCAACACCTACGATGAGCGGGAACGCCCCCAGGGGCTGGCCTACACCGCTACCCGCGCCATCGCCTGCGACTACGGCACCGCCAACCCCACCGTCTTTCTGGATATATTCGACGACGGGGAGACGGTGTGGGTGGACAACGAGTACCGCTGGGACAGCCGGGACGCGGACTCCACCGGACTGCGCCAGAAAACCGACGCGGAATACGCCGGGGACCTGGCCCGGTTCATGGGGGCGGACGAGCAGTTCCACTGCCCCGTGGTGGCCGACCCGTCCGCCGCCAGCTTTATCGCGGAGCTGCGGCGGCGGGGGGTGTACGTGATCCCCGGGGACAACGACGTGCTCAACGGCATCCGGCGCACCGCCCAGCTCTTTGCCCGCCGGGCGCTGCGGATTCACCGGCGGTGCCGGGGGCTGATCGGGGAGCTGCAATCCTACGTGTGGGACGCCAGGGCCGCCCAGGCCGCCGGAGTGGAGCGTCCGGTGAAGCAGCAGGACCACGGGCCGGACGCCCTGCGCTATTATGTGAACACCTGCCTGCCCAAGTGGCGGTACGGGGAGGAGTGACGCCATGAGCAAACGAAACCGGAACAACAGGCCCCAGGCCCAGCGGGCGGACGCCCCCGCCGTCCTCACCGCCGACGCCTTTTCCAATCCCCTGTTCCGGCTGGGGGCTGGCTCCCAGTCTCCGCTGGAGGCCACCCAGTACCCCTTAACCCGCATGACGGACAACTACGCCCTGCTCAACTCGCTGTACCGGGAAAACTGGGTGGTGCAAAACGTGGTGGGCATCATCCCGGACGACATGACCCGCCAGTGGTTCACCCTGGGCGGGCTGGGCCCGAAGGAGTGGGCCGCGCTGGAGCGGTGCCGCCGTCGCACCTCCCTGGGCAGCCGGATCAACGAGGGCCTGCGCTGGGGGCGACTGTACGGCGGCGCGGCGGGCGTCCTTCTGCTCCGGGGGCAGGAGGGTCTGCTGGAGCGGCCCCTGGAGCTGGACAGCATCCTTCCGGGCACCTTCGCGGGGCTGTACATTGTGGACCGCTGGTGCGGGATCACGCCGGAGGCGGGGCTGGTGCAGGACATCGGCGACCCGGACTTCGGCCTGCCGGAGTTCTACCGGGTGGAGGGCGGGGACGGCGTGATCTCCGCCCGGATCCACCACTCCCGGGTGATCCGCTTCACGGGGCGGGAGCTGCCCTGGCTGGAGCGGGCGGCGGAGCTGTACTGGGGCGAGTCCGAGGTGGAGGCACTGTACCGGGACGTGGTGAAAAAGGACAACGTGGCCGAGAACATGGCCGCGCTCACCTTCCGGGCCAACGTGGACGTGATGGAGGTGGAGGGGCTGGACCAGCTCTTTTCCCTTGGCTCCGGCGCGGCCCAGCGGCGGTTTTGGAACACCATGCAGGCCCAAAGCGTGATGCAGTCCAACTTTGGGACGCGGCTGGTGAACAAGGGCGACCAGATCCGCAGCACCCAATACACCTTCACGGGGCTCCAGGAGGTGTACGAGAGTATGTGCATCGACCTGTCCGGCGCGTCCCGGATTCCCATGACCAAGCTGTTCGGCCGCTCCCCTGCCGGGCTGAACGCCACCGG